TTTCAGGTGAAACAAGATTAACTGCTTACGTTGATGCCTTTACTCCATTAATGAGGCGAATTCCAATAGTCGGTGACGCACTTGGAGGAATGTCTAAGGCTATTGCCGGTTATATAGACGAAAGTACAGCATCATATCAAGGTTTAACTAGATCTGGTATACTTCTAAGTGGAGGTTTGACTGAAGTAGGTCAGGTTGCAGCAAGATCAGGCATGTTGGTTGGTGATTTTGCTAAATTAGTTGAAAAAAATCGAGACATATTAGGTGCTATGGGTGGCACAGGTGCAGACGCTACTAGAATGTTTGCCCACATGTCGAATAGTTTTAGAAACGACACAAGAGGTTTTTCACAAGGTTTAAGACGAATTGGTTACAGCACCGAAGAAATAAATGAAACTATTATGGGCTTCGCTGCTATTAATAGAACATCGTTCTTGCAAACTATGGGTAACGATGTTGCTAGAAATAAAGCAACACAAGAATATGCGTTAGAGCTAGATAGATTAAGCCAGTTAACTGGCATGCAGAGAAAAGAACTGCAAAAAGAAATGGATGCTAAACGTCGAGAAGGAAGAATTCAAGCATTTTTAAGAACAGAAACTGGTGCGTTAACAGATCAAATTAGTAATTCTATTACCCAAATTGGTGCAATGGATAAAAATGCTGCAACACTACTTGAAGACATTCTAGTACAAGGAAATGTAACAAGAGAAAGTGCAGGGGCAGCAGCGTTCTACGGACAAGAAGTAATTGCAGCAGCACAAAACATGCGAGCTGCAATGCAAGCACAAGATCCAGAAGCTTATGCACAAGCACAGCGTGAATATATCGCTGCAATGACTAGAGCTCAAAACGACGAAAACAGAATAAGAATTGGTAGAATACGTTCTGATAGTGACTATATTAGAGGCATGCAAGATAGCTTAGGAAACTTTACTAATTTTAATGATAGGTTAATAGCTATTAGACAAGAATTAGCAAACGCTGACCCAAGTAAAGAATTAGCAGACATTTCTTTTGACGATGCACTAGCAGAATTAAACCGTAGAATAGAAGCAGGACAAGAAACATTAGGTGGCGGCGGTGGCCCACCTCCTCCAAGCACTGACGGATTAACAGCAGCAATGGCATCAGCACAAGATGCTATCACTAACGTTTCGGGTGCGTTAAGAGAAAACATGATAAATGTTTTGAAAAACGAAGTAGATAGCGGTCTAAGAGGATTTGCTACTACATTAGACGGGATCAATAGTGCAGGTGTAACAGGCGTAAATGCTGTAGGCACAGGATTAGTTACTGGTGGTAACAGTGTAAATCAACCAACTACTTTAGGAGCAGCAACTCCGGAAGGAACAGCAGCAGCAGGTGCAGCAGCAGGAATAACCCAAGAAGCTGAAACTAATCGAATTCCTCCTGAACTACACTCTGCGTTTACAGAATTAAACAATGTACTACAAGGATTATTAGATAATACTAACCCTCAAGGCAACTTCTTAGGTGGTACAGCATTGGGCGGCATGTTAAATATGGTTGGTGAGAGAGGACCTGAGTTTATCACACCAAATGCTAACAGTTTAGTAGTTTCTATGAAACAAATGGCTGACAAAATGCGTCCACAAATGGAAGCTATGGCCAATCAAATGCGTCCACAAATGGAAGCTATGGCCAATCAAATGCGTCCACAAATGGAAAGTATGGCCAATCAAATGGCTCCGCAGATGCAAAACATGGCTAATCAGATTGGTCCACAAATGGAACAATTTACAGGTGAATTAAACAGAAAATTTGATAGATTAATTGAAGCATATAGAGAAAATACTCGTGCAGTCAATAAAGCAGGAAGGAATACCTACAGAGTATAAGTAATAGTATGAGCTGGAAAAAATATTTTACACCTGTACCTACAGGAAATAGTGAAGGAACATACAGTCCACTAGGCAATGGCAATGCTAGTAGACCTGGTCCTGCACGAACTAATTATTCAAGTTATTTGCCAGATGTTTACACAGGTTCACCTAATCGTGTAGAACGTTATGGCCAATACGAAACTATGGACAGCGACAGTGAAGTTAATGCTGCTCTAGATATCCTTGCAGAGTTCTGCACACAAAGAAATACAACTAACAATACACCTTTTAAATTAGAATTTAAAGAAAAAGCAACTAATTCTGAAGTTAGAATACTTAAACAGTATCTACAACAGTGGTCAAAACTACAAAAATTTGACACTCGCATTTTCCGTATACTACGCAACACATTTAAATATGGTGATGCGTTTTTTATTAGAGATCCAGAAACTAAAAAATGGTTTTATGTTGATCCTGCAAAAGTTACAAAAATTATTGTTAATGAAAGCGAAGGCAAAAAGCCTGAGCAATATGTAATCAAAGACCTAAACATTAATTTTCAAGATCTTGTTGCAACCACATTGAATACAGATCCAGGTGGCGTTACCAGCTCAGGTCATCAGGGTTATTTCCAAGGTGGTGCAAGAGGTATGGTAGGCACTCCACCAAACAGTGCAACTAGCAGCTCACGTTTTGAAACTACGCAACAAGAAGTTGCAGTAGATGCAGAACACGTTGTACATTTGAGTTTGAGTGAAGGACTAGACAACAATTATCCTTTTGGAAACAGTCTACTTGAAAGCATCTTCAAAGTTTATAAACAAAAAGAACTTTTAGAAGATGCTATTATTATATATCGTGTACAAAGAGCACCTGAAAGACGTGTGTTCTACGTAGACGTTGGCAACATGCCAAGTCACTTGGCAATGAGTTTTGTGGAAAGAGTAAAGAATGAAATCCATCAGAGAAGGATACCTTCACAGACTGGTGGTGGACAGAATGTAATTGACAGTGCATACAATCCTCTTTCAATAAACGAAGACTACTTCTTTCCACAAACAGCTGAAGGTAGAGGATCAAAAGTTGAAACGCTGCCAGGCGGTACTAACCTAGGTGAAATTGACGACCTCAAATATTTCACAAACAAACTAGTACGCGGTCTCCGTATACCTTCCAGCTACTTACCAACAGCAGCAGATGACGGCCAAAGTCAGTTTAATGACGGTCGTGTTGGTACTGCTTACATACAAGAACTACGTTTTAATGCCTATTGTGAACGCCTACAGCGTTTGGTAACAGATAGATTTGATCAAGAATTTAAACTGTACATACTACAAAAAGGTGTAAACGTAGACACTAGTGTTTTTGAACTATCATTCCAACCACCTAAAAACTTTGCAAGTTACAGACAAGCAGAACTTGACAACAGTCGTATAGGTACATTTACACAAGTACAACAGATTCCTTATATGAGTCAACGTTTTGCACTACAACGTTTCTTAGGACTAAGTGACGAAGAGATTGCAGAAAACGAAAGACTATGGCGTGAAGAAAATGATGAAAATCTAAAACTTCCAACTGATGCAAGCGGAGAACTACGCAGTGCAGGAATTAGCATGGGCGGTATTAGTTCAGACATAGGCGGTTTAGAAACCGCAGCACCAGAAGCACCAGCAGCACCTGAAGGTGGAGCAGAAGCAGGTGGAGCAGAGCCAGGTGGTGCACCAGCACCAGCACCGGGCGGAGCACCGGGCGGCGGCGGACTATAAGGATAAATAGTTTTATGATACTAAGAGAACTCTTTTACTTTGATAAAGATACACTGGAAATGAGCCAGGATGGCCGTTACAATCCTGACATGGATTCCGATGTGGTCAAAGTTAGCGACACTCGCAAAACAAGACTAACACTTGAGCAACTTAATCAACTAAGAGTTGCAAGCGACTTGCATGAGCAAGAAAAAGAAGAAGAGCTTGAGTTCATTAGACAAATGTATGGTGTACCTGCTCAACCAGGTATGTAATGCATTGCTTCGTCCTTGGCAACGGAAAATCAAGAAAAAACTTTAATATACAGCAATACAAGCAGTATGGTACTGTTTATGGCTGTAATGCCATTTATAGAGATGAAACTGTAGATTATCTAGTAGCAGTTGATCCACCTATGGTTCAAGAGATAATAGACAATAAGGCTCATCTTTCTACTAAATTTTACACTAGAGAACACAACAGATTTAGAAATATTGAAGGTGTAAACTTTATGCCAGAGCATTTAGGTTGGAGTAGCGGCCCAACAGCACTTTGGCTTGCTACATATAATAAAGCAACTACAGTTTTCATATCAGGTTTTGATTTTGAAAGCAATGACGATAAGCTCAATAATATATACGGTGGAACAAAAAACTACAAACCAGCAGAAAGTCCAGCAACTTATTTTGGCAACTGGATACGGCAATTACAGTTGATTATTAGGGATAATCCGAATACTTATTATTATAGAATAATTACAGATGAGTACCGTTTTACACCTAAAGATTTACTGAGATATCCTAATTTTTCTAATATTACATATGAAAAAATGGATGAAAAACTCAAAATGGCTCGTTTTGAGCCTATTTCTTAGTAGTTTATTGTATAATTTGTAAATACTTATTGACAGCCTTGTAAATTAAAAAAAGGAGAACACAATGACTGATCGTAGCAAATTTGAAAAGATGCTTGAGCTCCTAATCAATGAAGAGCGTGAAGCAGCAGAAGAACTATTCCACGAAATCGTAGTGGAAAAATCAAGAGATATTTATGAAGGTCTACTAGAAAGTGATCTAGAAGACGAAGACATCGAAGAAGCAACTGACGAAACTGATGAAGAAGTTGAAGAGTCTGAAAAAGACGACGACGAAGCAGTTGAAGAAGCTTCTGATGAAGATGAAGATTCAGAGTTGGACGAAATGGGAGATCCAGCTGATGATATGATCGACGACGTGGCCGCAATGGGCGACGAAGGCGATGATGAAGAGGCAGACATGGACGACATGGGCGGCGACGAAGGCGAAGAAGCTGGAGAAGGCGAACTTGAAG